GAACCCGACACTGCTTTCCTCCCGTCCCAAGCAGGACATCATTGAGAGCGGCGATCAAGATACTGCGCAACGTCCGAGTATCTCAAGCCAGTCAGGTTTTGGTTCTGATTTAAATCTTTTCAGCTCCACCTACAAGCAAGACCCGATCACTCGCCAGGTCTCTGGATATAACGGTAAACCCGGTCAAGGCATGCGTGTGCCTAGGGTTATTGCCAACCTGGAGCCCACAGATCGTGTTGGTTTTATTACACCGAACGCTGTAAGTACTGATCAGGCTCGGTATGCCGAACAACTTCGTAGTGAGATCCGGCTTGCCCTAGGCGGTATCGACGACCTTAGCATTACAAATGTAACTGCTACGGAGATTAAATCAGCCTATGGACGGGTAAGTGCAACTGCTAAGAAGAAGTGCTTGCAACTGTATACCTACGGTATCTGTAAGTGCTTCGAGTTAATGATCTTCCAGGAGGAGCAGATCTTCCGCAAGTCATTAGCCTACGCTTCCGGAATCAAGTATCCAGCTCCTCCCGAAGACCTCGAAGACGAAGCTGCTGTCGCTAAATACGAAAAACAAAAAGCGAACTATGAGAAAAAGCTACAGAAGGCCATTGATACGGCGATCGAGACCAAAGAGATTCCTGATGGTGTTCTTGGATTAGCGCCCGATGGGGATCGCCAGGTTGATTGGCGATGGATGGGGCCTGTTTACGAAGATACTGCACAGGATAAACTCAACCAGTCAATCTTCACACGCAACTTGCAAGAGTTGGGTGTTGATAGCATTGAAGCACTGAAGTATTTATTCCCTTCGAAAACGGACGACGAAATCGCGAGCATGCTCTCCGGTTTCCCGTTCCGAATGGTTGGGGAAGTACAGAGGGCCTACTCCGCATTTATTGATCTAGTCAATCAAGAGATGCGGACACCACATCCGCAGCAACCGAATCTCCCGATGGCTGCGGATCCGAGGCTTGACCTCACACCTTTCCTTTACCGAACTCTCGAAAGCCTACAAAAAGAGGTAACCTATGCAGGCCGATACCGCAATGCCGACCCAATCGGCACCCCAAGTATCCCCGACCCAGCCGAGCAGCTACGCGGCTCCGGCTCAGACGGCGGCTCAGGCTCCAGCGGTTTCAACCAATACCCAATGGGTGGCGCCTTACCAACAGACGGCGGCCCCAGCCCCGCAAATGCAGGCCCAGATGGGGGTGACCGGGTACCAGTCAACCCCTACAGCGTCGTACCCCCAAGCACCCCAGGCGGCTCCACAAGCGGAGAACCCCTACAAGGAGGCGTTCAACAAGGTGGTCGGGCTCCTGAGTTCGCCCGTCCAATTCCCGTCCCTGGGTCAACAATCGATTCAGAGCCCTCAGGATCTCGGGCAGGCCAACTACGGTTCCCAACAAGCAACCCAGTTCAACAGCCTGGGGATGCAGACCTCTACGCCTGGGATCAACAACAGCCAGGCTTACTCGCCCAGCTCTTCCCAAACTTCGCAGGAAATCAGCCAGGAACAGCTCCTCGCCAACGGGGTAAGCGAAGCAAGTCTTGAAATCATTGACCACTTCGGTCCCGATGTTCCGAAGGTCCTCAATGACTACGCTTGTCAGATCGAAGACGCTCTGATTCAAACCAATCAGCAGCTGATCGAAGCCGTCAACCTGCTTCAGGAACTCTCCGCTGAGCACAAAGCTTACGAGACCATCCTGACTGATCCCGACGTGCTCGCTGACTACACCTGTGAGTTCTTCGGTGAGAACGGTCCTTATCCCGTCCCCGAAGAGCAAGCAGCTCCTGCTATGCCCCAGGCTCAGGCCGTGGGTCAGCAGTTCCAGCGCCCCGTTGCTCCCCAGCGTCCTGAAATGCCTGCTCCCCCGCAGCCTCAGGCCCAGGGCAACCCCTCTGAGTTCTGGAACAGCTTCGGCAACCTGGCCGACCGTGATCCCGCTAACGCTTGGCGCTATCTGAACCAAGCCTCCGCTAACCCCGAGGTCTTCCGCCAGAAGATGCTCGTGATGGAGTGATAGCTTCAATACACTGAATGTAAAATAAGGGGTAGCAATGGCTGCCCCTTTTTTATTAACAACTTTTGTTATGCCTTCCAAAAAAGCAAGCGCCAGAGAAAGAGCTGATGAGTTCCTTGCGGCTATCGGTACGGCAGGTGGTCCGGTTGGTTCTCCTGGCCTTGTTTCTTTTGGTGCTGGTGATTTAGCTCGTCAGGTCCAGTCTGGCAATATCGATGAGTATGGCGCCATCCGTGCACAGGCTGCACAGACTCAGGTTGGAGACCCCAGAGCTCCTCAACCGCGTATGCCCCAGGACCTTGATGCTTCTTATCTGAAGTTGAATCTGCCTGGTTCGCCTCTGCCTCACAATGGTCTTCTGACTCCTCAATATCTCCGTAATGCTGAGATGGTCCAAGACCAGATCATGATGAACGAGCAGATGATGGCGTCTCAGTTCATGCCTCCTGTTGGTCAACTGCCGATGGGTATCCAACCTCCCATGCCTCAGAAAAAAGGACGCCGCTGATGGATTCCAAGAAAGCAAAGAAAGCTGTTGACAAAGCAGCTGCACGTAAAGAAATGGCCGCTGCCATGGAGCTCGCTGCGCTTCAAGCTGGCGCAGAACCGATCGATCCCGAGATCCAGGCCGCTCAAGTTGCAATGCAACCTGTTGACGGTTATGTGACTCCTTATCACCGCATGGGTTCTATGCCTCCTACTGGCTATTACCCCGGCAATATGATCGGTGGTCCTAACGTGAGTGGGGTAATTAATCCTGTCGCTTAATAAACAGGATTGATAAACCGTTGCTATAATTTTTACCAAGTGGAGGTAATCCCTCCATTTTTTAGAGGCTTTTTGTCCTCGGGTATCAGCTAAACCTACGCTGAGAAACCAACATGTTTATTGATAACGATTTTCCCAAGCTGTTGGGCGCGGAGCTGTACCGTCCCCACCCAGCTTATATCGTGGAGATGGCCACTGAGCCCGTAGTTGTCCACGACTTCACCAAACAGCCCGGTCAGACCGTTCAGCTGGATCGTTACCGCTTCTTCGGTAACCCTGGCACGAAGACCAGCCGTGAGCGTACCCAGGATCAAACCATCGGTACCGCCAACAGCCGGTCGATCGTTAAGGACAAAGTGCTGGTGTCTCTGCGTGAGTACACCGGTCCTGCTGACCCGAACAACACCAACCTCCCGAGCACCTTCAAGATCGCTCGCGAGACTCTGATGACCGCTCAGCGTCTGCTGCTGGACACCGGGAACCTCAACATGTTCCACCAGTCCATCGGTTCGCTGACCCTGCTGGATGACTATCGCCGCTGGCGCGATCGCGTGTTCCTGGACGAACTGTTCAAGGCTGAAGCACGTGGTCAGTCCTCCGACACCCAGGGTGGTTACTACTACCCCAACGGCCACAGCAAGTCTGGTTCTACCGTCTCTGCTTACTCTGCAACTGAGTACGCTTCTGAGCGCTTCAAGTTCAACGTGAAGACTGACCTCCTCGAGGTGGTTAAGTCCCTGCGTAAGCGTAACGTTCCCGTCTTCGCTGACGGTTACTACCGTTGTATCGCTGATCCCTCCTTCATGAAGGATCTGCGTGCTGACCAAGGCTTCCGTGAAGTCGCCCGCTATCCCGGCATGGGCCAAGGCAACCCCCTGATGGGCGCCATGGGTCCCAACGGTGCTATCTACGGCGGTGGTCAGTATGGCCAAGCCCAGTTCGTCGCTGGCGAGCCCGTGATGCCTTCCGGCTTCGTGTTCGAAGGTGTCCGCTTCTTCGAGTCCACCAACTTCCCCGACAAGACCGCCACCGTTGACCTCAGCTCCGGTGCTGCTACCCGCACCACCCCCGCTGGTCTGTTCTTCGGTCCTCAGGCTGTTGGCGTTGGTATCGGTGGTCCTAATGCTCAGGTTCTGATCAACAACAACGACGATTTCAGCCGCTTCATCATCCTGATTTGGCAGCTGTACGCCGGTTTCGCGAACCTGAACAAGGACTTCGTGACCTGTGCCTTCACCATCGTCGAGTGATAAAGGAGGTACCTAACTAATGGCAACTTACAAGTCTGAAGCTGGCGCTATTCTGCAGCCCGGCAACCAAATCAACCGCCTGTCCTCCTACAACACCGAAGGTGTTTATGGTTGGCCTGGTGTCGAGCTTTATGAGCTCATCGGCTATGTCAAGATCAGCAACGTTGCTGCTGACAAAGCTGACTTCAAAACCCTGGATCTGATCATTCCTTCCCCCGATCGTCGTCCTGATGATCGCGTTCGTAATGATCGCACCTCCATGGTGGTCCAAGCCAGCAGCGATCGCCCTGCCTATGTGTATGGCGCTTCTCTGGCCCTGGCCGCTGACATCCCCTCTGGCGGTGTCGTCGGCTTCCCCGCCTCCCCTGTCACCTGTGACCTGCAGGGTACCGACACTGAGCACCTCGTGCTTGGTGGCGATTCCTCCGGCGCTCCTGGTATTCCCGCTACCGGTTCTACCACCGGTCTGCGTGCTGCTGGTGCAAGCCTGGCAATCGGTGCTTCTGGTATCGCTCAAGGTACTAGCGCCGTTGCTCCTGCTGGCTTCCCCGCTGTGACCGGCGTTACCGCGACCATCGCGTCCGGTGACTTCAACAACTCGATGATGTTCAAGACCACGTCTGATCTGACGTTCAAGGTCTTCAACATGAACGCCATCACCAACACTGGTGCCGCTAACGGCGACGGTGTGTTCATTAGCGCTGACGACTCCACTGCTGGTAAGGCGGCCTACATCGTTGCTCGCGTGAACTACCTGCGTCCCGCAGCTGCCGTGTCCTGGAATGACATCCAGGGCTTCATCGACTTCGCCTCCCAGGTGGGCGGTAACGACGAGTGATAATTCACTTCTCGTAGTCCTAAACATCGCGGGCCTCTTCGGCCCGCTTTTTTTTTATCTCAAGTTAGGATTCACTTTGGTAAGCTATCTTGAGGATTTAAAAGACAGGCATGCTGTACCAATATCGCCCCACTGGCGGTCTTGTTGAAGTTGTTTCTCAACACGGTGAAGGCATCATGATGTGTGTCGACGCATCTGATGAGGTTATTTATGTGGATGAATGCGATCTGGTTCCACACCTCGACGCAACCGCAGAAAAGATTCGAACTGAAGAGCGTTTGACTGCAGATCTTGCAGCTGATGGCATCAAGGAACCGAAACTCACCAAGCGTGAGACGTTCCCCGTCGACACCCGCATCAATATCAATACTGCCACTGCCCGGCAAATCGCTGATGCCCTCCCTGGCGTCGGCCTGAAGACTGCACGAGATATCAAAGATCTGCAGACCACCATGGCTGGCGAACGCTTCCAGCGCTTGGAACAGCTGAAGGGCGTGAAGCGCGTTGATTGGGACGAGATCTTCAAAGAGAATCTTGTCCGCGTGGACTGATAATTTGCGCGTGGTATTGTGTTATTAGGCAGACCGAAGTCCTGGACTGCCTATAACGCATTCTACGAATAATGCAATTAGATAGTTTCCTTAAATCTAAGGTTCGCTGGCACCTCGGTTATAACCTAACTTCGGTTCCCGCTGGTGATTTAGCGCGTCTCGAGGAAGCTCTCGACAACATCCAAGATTCGTACTGGTATTCGAAAATTGTCGAACAGGTCAGCAGGTGTGACGAGGCTGAAAAACGCACCGACATGACCGGCAGCGTCAATAACGATACAGTTCCTCGTAGCCGCATTGAAAGCATTGCGGGTGATGTCGATCGTACGATCGCCACCTCGGATTTTAAGGACACTCTAAAGACGTGGACGCAAATCTATCTCTACGAGACGGATCGCTTAGCCATGCATCTTTATGTCCCGAATTACCGAAATCCCGAGCAAGCTCGGTATCGGTTCAACCGGGAAGGTTCTGAATTTATTCAAGCCCTCCCTGGCCCTGCTGACGTTGCCGTTGGTACTCGTCTCATGCTGGAAAATAACTTCCGCTGAAGCAAAGCCGTTAGCAACCGTCATGCCAATAGATTTCCGCCAGGTCGCAAGAGAAAAAGCAAAAAAATACGGTCTTTTACCTCAGGTTTTTGAACGCCAGATTGAAGCTGAGTCTGGTTTTAATCCTCAAGCCGTCAGCTATGCGGGTGCTCGTGGCATTGCACAGATTATGCCAGCAACTGCGCGTGGCTGGGGTGTAAACCCTGATGATCCTGTCGCAGCACTTGATGCAGCAGCTAAGAATATGGCTGCTTACACTAAGACCTTCCTTGGTGGCAAAAGCCCTGGTGAGGAGACTGATCCTGTCAAGCTTCGCCAGGCTACCGAGAAAGCTCTGCGTGCTTACAATGCTGGCCCTGGTGCAGTTGAAGCCAGTAGAAGGTATGCGGAGACAAATGCTTATGTCAACAAGATCATTGGTCCAGATAAGTTTAGTTTTACGGAAGCGTTAGGTGCTCAGCAACCTGTACAACCTGAACCGGAACAAGCATCGACTGGAATCAAACTTTTAGCTGAGAATCTTCCCAAGATTGATCCCAATGTGATGTTGGGCGATTTTATTCTTAAGAAAAGAGCTCAACAACAGTTGCCACAGGTGCAATCTTCAATTGATCCTGTTTCACTCTTGAAGACTGCTTTTGGCTCTGCACCGACTTTTATTGAGGATCTATAAC